CACTAGTAGTGATCCGTGGAACTCGTTCTGGAAGAACACGTGTGATCGGCATCAGCGGGTCTCATAGTAGACGACCGGAAACATCACGACCACTTCCATCCAGTGCCCGTCGTTCGGTGAGAACTTTTGACCACCATCCGGATTAGGTCCGGTGGTGATCATTCGTCCAGCACCCGCAGGTTCGATGCCGCCGAACTTAACCGCCTCGAACACTTCGCGGACATCGTCCACGAGAGCTCGTACGGTCGCCATACCCTCTCCAACTGGTCGAAAGACCTGCACCCACACCATGGCCTCACGAAGAAACTGACGCGAGCCGAGAGTTCCTAGCGTGTGCTGCTGAGAGTCAACAGAACGCATCGTCACCCGCGCCCACTGATGACGTGGGGCGGGTTCGGGGAACTTTTTATTCTCGAAGACGTATGGACAGTAGGAAGCGTCTTCGGGATCAGTGGAATGAAGTTCGTCCCACTTCTCCTTCCAGCGCTGACAGACTGCCTCGTAGGCTTCGACCTCGTTCACGACGTTCACTCCTCCGGAGCGTCGTCGTGCTCCTCTTCGGTGTCGCCTTCATCGACTTCGTCGTCATCGACTTCGTCGTCATCGACTTCGTCGTCATCGACTTCGTGATCTTCGACAGGCGGATTCGTCAATTCCTCGACGTACGCCTCGTATCGCGCGGTCCACTTGGGCGCGAACCCCTCCGGAGGATAGTGAACAGCCAGATAACCAGCCGCCTCCCACTCCTCCAGAGTAGGACCATCGAGACGACGACCATCTTCACCGGTGATGGGGTTCTGCGGTTCGCAGAACTTACCAGTCAGCGGATCGATGGTCTGATGATCGATCATCCGAAGACGAAACCATCGCTTGACTTCCCACTCGGAGATGTCGAGCTTCTTCCAGTCGAGAACGGTTCCGACCTCGATGATACCCTGGTCGCCCAGATTGAGCGCCCTTCGTACGAAGAGCGGCTTCTCGAGATCGATGAACCGAGTATGTCCGACGGGACGCATTGATCAGGCCGTGATGTCGTCGAGGAAGATGCCGAGGTCCGGCGCGATGATCTTGTGCGCGTAGGTCGACTCGATCTCGACCTGATCCGAGTGGATCGGCTCATCGCGCCACTTCAGGATGCGCGTGCCATTCGCGTTTCCGGCGTACTGCTGCCACGTGATGGTCCGCATCGCCGTCGCCGACTCGATCGCGATGTCCGCATCGCGGAACATCAGCAGACCATCGTCGCCGAAGATGTAGTCGCCGACCATCGCGTTGCCGTGACCCGCGGTGTTCTCGACCGCATCGAGGATGACGATCTCTTCGAGTTCGAAGAGGCCGGCGACCATCTGGAGGGTCACCTTCGCCGGGTTGATCGACGTCGCACCACCGGTGATGCGCTCGAGGATCTGCGGGCAGCGCTTCAGCTTCGTCCACGCCGGCTTGCCGAGTGCGAGAACGTTCGGAGTGAAGCCGGTCAGCTTCTCCATCACCGTCTTCATCTCTTCGATGTCGTCGATGGGAGTCGCCGAGTCGTGCGACCACTGGCGGAACGTGTTCGCACCAGTGATGTTCGACGCCGACGAGTTGCCGGTGAGATCGGTCGTCCACTTACCGGTCGACCAGAAGGCGTCCTTGAACGACTTCTCGCGGTTCATGCGCTCGAGCCGCGTGATGAACTTCATCGCGGTGCGATCGCTGTTCAGCGGCGTGTCCTCGTTCGCGCGAGTCTGGTCATCGATCGGCTTGCCGACTGCCCAGAGGTCGCACAGATACGAGTCTTGGGCGATGCCGTAGCCGGCCTGAATGGCACGGGCACCGACACCGCGCTTGCGCATCAGGTCGGAGAACCAGTACTCCTTGAGGATCTTGAAGTACACGTCCGACTTCTTCTGCACTGGCATGATCGGTGCGAGAAGGTCGGCCTTGAACTTCGAGAGCGACTGCATGAACGCGACGCTCATGTTGGTGAGCGGTCGGTTGACGTGCGAGTCGCTCGCCGTGGGAGAATGCGCGTTGACAGTCATGGGAAGTGCTCCTGTGAGTACCTTGGTGAGAGAAGTGAGTTACGACTAGGAGAGCGACTCTCCTGAAGAGGGATCAGCTGAGGGTCACGCTGACGGCCGCGTACAGGACGCGCCAGGCAGCCCCCGTCCAGATGAGCGAGAGGTTGTCCGCCGCAGCGTTGAAGGCTGCAGCGGTCGCCGACGCGCCCGCCTGGGTGAGGAACGTACCGGTGACAGAACCGGCCGGGGTGTTGGTCGCCGCGTCGCAGACCAGATCGAGGACCTGACCTTCGTAGAGACCATTCGGCAGAGCCGCCGACTTGGTGCCGTCGATCGAGAAGTAGACGGCACGCTTGAGGTGCGCCGTGTCGAGGGCATTGGTCGCGAGCGCCGTGTCAAGGACGCCGCCGTTGGCGACACCCGCCGCAGCGAGCTGGAGGAGGATGGTGCCGTTCGTGTTGATCGAGCCACCCTCGAGGCAGATGCCGCAGGCCGCACCCGCGAGAACATCGGCCGCCGAGGCGGTGACAGCACGACCCGAGGAGTCGCACTTGACGCGATCGCCCTTCGCGACCGTACCGCCGAGCTTCCACTCCGCGACGCCCTGCATCTGGGCAGACGTGCCCTGACCAGCGGTGCCGTGGTTGTCGATCAGGATGCCGGCGACATGTCCACCCGCGGACGGAAGTGCGAACTTGCCGTTCGAGTCGACGGTGACCGCGCAGCACTGCGAGCTGGAGAGATCCGCCGCAGCGACGAGCGTGAGAATAGGACCGAGGAGCTGGTAGGACATCTGGATTTCTCCGGTTGATGATCGATGAGGAAGTCAGGGAACGTCAGCTGCGTACGACCGCGGCTGAACTGGGATCAGTTGGTCTTCGGAGCGGTCTTCTTGGCCGCCTCGATCTGCGCGTAGAGCTTCTGGCCCTCGGCGGTCTCCATGATCGCGTTGTACGCGACCTCCGGAGTCACGTCGTTCTCCTCTTCGTACTTGTCGGCGAGCTTCTGGATCTGCTCTTCCGCGTCCACCTGGACGGCCGGACGAGCCGTGCCGCCACCCTGGCGGGTGAAGGAGACCGACGCCTTGCTGTCGTAGTCCTTGATCGCCTTGAGGGCAGCCTCACGAGTGTCCTTGTCGGCGATGTTCTCGATCGACGAGAGGATCGCGGCGCGGACTTCCGTGGTGCCACTCAGGTGAGCGAGCTCGGTGTTGGCGCGGGTGTGCAGCGTGGCCACCTTTGCCTCCGCGAGCTGCTTACGCATCTCGGTGACCGTCTGGTCCGACTGCTTCGCCTGATCGATCGTGCGCTGATCGTCCGAGGCGTAGAACTTCGCGCCGGTGAGCTCCGACGTGTAGACCGGAGTCATGTCGTCCTGACGGTCCTTGCGCGACTTCGACAGGAACGCGTCCTGCTGCTCGAGAGCGAGACGAGCGAAGTAGCTGCGCTCGTCCGCACTGAGGTTGAGGATCTTCTCCTGGCGAGTGCACTTCGCCTCGAGGGCTGCGATCTCGGCTTCGGTCTTCATGTTCTGATTCTCCGGTTGAGGCGGAAGTTCGTTGTTCGAGAGGTCGGTGAGATCGAAGTCGAACTCGACTCCGTTCTCGGAGAGAGCAGCGCGAATGTCACCGACACGCGCAGAACGCACAGCCGGGACGGGGACGCAAGAGCACTCGACGCACTCCACGTCGTGGTAGACCCACTCACAGGTGACGTCGCCATCACGCGCACCGACGAACATCTTCTTGCCGTCGATGATGATGGCCTTGAGCTTCTGGCCGGGATAGTGCCAGCAGTTTCCGCTGAACACCTGCGTCTCGCAAGCGCTGCACATGACCTTCCGCGTACGAGAGCGGAAGCTGATGCTGACGGAATCCATCAGCTTGTGCAGAGCCATCTGCACGGCCCAGGGAGCGCGGAGAATCACCGTCTGGCGAATGTTGAAGGAGCCGACGCCCTTCTGCTCAAGCTCGCCATTCGTGATCACACCCGCCTTCGACGTCATGTCGTCCTGGGCGTGATCCTTCATGAACGGACGGTTCTTGCTGGTGTCAGCAAGACTCTGCGCGTCCGGCTCGTGAACACGGACGAAGTTCGCGTTGAACTTGCCGCGCTCTTGCTGGTACGCGTCGACCGTTAGCTCGAGCTCGACGTGCTCGCCAGACATGCTCTTCTTGAGCAGCTCGTTGCGGAGCTCGTCAGTCAGCTTGACGCCACCCGACTTCATCTCGACGACGTCGCCGACGTTCCGCGCCAAGTTCGCGATGAACTGATCGCGGTTCTTGGAGAGACGAGCCTGTTGGTCGGTGGTGAGCATCGTGTACGTTGACGGTGATACGTCTTGAGATCTGAGCTTGCAAGCGGGACTACTTCAGCGTCCGCGGCACTGGCAAACCCACTTCGCGATCGCAGTGTCCGTGTTCGCGGTGATCACCGTGTACTCGTTGCCAGACGCGTCGATGATCAGGTCTTCGGTCTCCGGTCGCACTCCCGCGTCGGCCAGAGGCTTCGCGATGAGGAGAATCTTCTTGTCACCACGCTCCACCCCTGGGCTGCGTTCCATGTCCTTGGCCGTGAAGTCTAGCTCGAAGCCGTGACACAGATAGTCTACGGGCGTCGCGACCGTTCCTGGACCAGACAACAGATTAGTGTCCTCCGCAGGAAGCGTATACTTCCGAAGAACGAACGGAAGCGCGTCGGTTGGCTTGACGGCATTCGCAATCTCGCCCTGGATGTCGATGCCGAAGATTAGACGACCCATCAGAAGCCTCGCTGTAGGTCGAACAGGCCCTCACCCATCGTCGTACCGCCCGCACTGTCGCTAGGCGAGGTCCCAGAGCTGTAGCTGCCCGACACGCTACCCGCCTGCTGACCCGCTAGGTAGACTCCGATGAGCTCTTGGATCTGCACCGGGAATCGCCCCGTGATGCCCAGGGTGGGCATGAAGAACTGAACACCGACGCCGTCACCAGCGTAGATCGCCTTGATGTTCTTGCCAGACGTCTCGGACGTGAACAGATTCGGATCGACGATCAGCGCAGCCGCGATCTCGTAAGAGGCCAGCTGGAAGTTCTCGATGGCGTCGCGCTCTGCGAACGTGTCGGCTTCCGCGATCCACTGAATGCGATCCAGTAGTCGACGCGCCTGCACGAGTGCACGATCACGCTTGACAGTGTTGGCCTCCCAGGCGTCGGCATATGGTCCGAGCGACGACTCCCAGTAGGCGTCCGCCGCTGCGCGGGTGCCATAGATCGTGTAGTCGGTGCCGTTGATGGTGACGGTTCCGCTCATGGCTTCGGCAACTCCTTCTTCTCCGGCGGACCCTTGCCGGGACCCTTCACTCCAGGCGTGCCACCGCTGTTCGCAGGCTTGGTCTCGCCCTTCATCTTCTCCGTCACGAACGGCTGATCGACCAGGTTGACCATGCGGCGGATCTGGTTGATGACCGGGTCGTTGCGGTCGAGCGTACCGCCAGCCAGCGCGATCTTGCTGAGGACCTCCACGAGCACGCTGACGCTGCGGAGTGCAGCTGCGTCCGGCACGACTTTCGGCAGATACTTCTTGTCCCAGCGGTTGAGCTCGAAGATCTTCAGGACGTAGTCCTGGCGGAGACACCACGCGATCTCGTTGAGGACAGAGTTGATCAGCTCGATGAGGTTCCGAGACTTGTCCTCCGAGAGCGCAAGCGAGCCCTTGCCGCCGGAACCAAGCATGAACTGCTCGACTCCCAGGGTACGCGCGATCTCGTGACACTTGCGATCGATGGCCGTGTGAATCTCCCCGAGGCCAACGCCCTGACCCTTCAACAGCTCCATGCCCCACATGCGCACCTGAGAAGGAGTGCGCACGTGATCCTGACCCGTGTATGGGCTCGAGTCCAGAAGCAGACCCAGCTGAGGATTCCGGAGATGGTTCTCGACGAAGTCCTTCAGTCCGCGGATCCGATCGTCCGCGTCCTGGCGAGTCATCTTATTGGTGCGAACCCACTCGTCGAGGATCGCAGTCGGCGCGTAGCCGACGGGAACGCCACGCAGGTCAGTCTCGTATGCCCAGAGCTCGAGCTGCTCGAGGCGACGGAGTTGATGCGCGAGCTCGACGACGTGACGGAGAAGACCCACGCCATCTGGGCTGTAGGAGATCGTGTCGTCGTAGAGATAGATGCACTTGTCGCGGTCGATCGTCCACTCCGTACCGTCCTGCGGGTCGCGCTGCACCCAGCCGAGAACGATGCCAGACCGATCCTCGATCTCCCAGCGCTCGATGGTGATCTGTGGACGGAACTCGACAGTGCCGATGCCGATATATCCGTCCTGGATCTCGGGCATGCGTCGCGCGATCATCTCCTGGATGGAGAAACCCTTCCACTTGAACTGTGATGCGTTCCGCACCACCCGAAACCACGGCACGTCCATCGCGTGCAGATTCTTGTCGATCGCCTTCGCGTACTCGTCCGCGAGCTTCTGGTCCTTCGACTTTGGAGGTTGTTTCGGCGCGTCGTCTTCGTTGCCGTTGCCCTCGACGACTTCGTCAATGCGTGCTGGCACCACGCTCCACATCACGCCCGTGATCATCGCGCTGAAGTAGCGCATCGCCGTCGCGATGATATGAACGTTCGACGCCATCTGGTCAAACGTCTTAGATCGCTCTGTAGGAGTCGCAAGCGACGGACTCTTCTCGAAAGACGAGAGAAAGCCGCCGAAAGCGGACACACCACCGACTCCCTGACGTTCCGAGGTCGCGACCTCGTCACCTCGACGCCGAAAGAGCTTGACCAAAGCACCGACGAAGGCGATCACGAGATGGTCACTTTCTCGACCGTGCACACGTCGGCTTCGACCAGAATCTCGTCAGCGTAGCACACCAACGTCACCAGCGGCGTGTGAGGCGCCACCACGGAGAACGAGATCTCCTTGATGTACATCTTCGACGTGACGTCCTCACCATCGAGAAGCACTTTCGTGTTCTCGGGATTCGCGTTGTCGATCCGAATGCTGATAGACTTCACGTGCCGTCCTTCCGCTGAATCAGGCTGGATCCTCCGATGAGATAGGACCCCTGCCCTCTACGGACTATACCACCGTAGGCGCGCGAGAGGGCGTCTGGAACGTCCTTGAACCGTCCGACGGGAAACTTGGTCACGTGCTCGAAGAACTTCTCGTTCCACGGACCCTTCACCACCTTGATCTTGCGACCCACTCGATTCCGCGTCTCAGCTTGAGCTGCGAAGGGGCGGAAACGCTGCACCTTGTCTCCCGACTCGAGCGAGAACTCGAAGTCGTGACCAGACATCAGTGCCAGCAGATCAGCCACCTGGTACTTGCCGGCCTGACCAGGGTCCTGCGGGAGTGACTGGAAGCAGTCGTAGCCGTCTTCCTTCAGTGTGAACGCGATCTGCGAGTACAGACCACCAGGGCTGACGCGCTCCCACCACACGTCCTCCACGTACAGATCCGAGAGATCCTGCTTCGGCGTCCACTGCTCCGCCATCTTGACGGACGCAGAGCCCGCACCGTCGCCGCCCTCGGTAGACGCGAAGTCCCACCCACGGCACCGACTGACTGGCCCAGGAGGGATCTTGTCGACGAGCTCGAACCAGTCCTGCTGGATCATGCCACCGCCACGAGGCTCCGGACGCTGCTCCAGCTGACCCGCAACCGCGTAGCTGCCACCCCACGAGCGCATCGCCTTCTCGACCTCTTCGACCTGCACCTTGCCGAACCGCTCGGGGAACGCCAGCTCGCCCTCGATGCCAGTCTCCTCGTATCGCTTCTGCCTGGGATCGCCACGCCATCCAGACCAGCACCGTCGCTTCAGGATCAGCGGGTGATTCGGATCGTAGTGCATCGGCACGCAGAAGTGCGTGTATCCGAGATCATGCTCGAGGATATGACCGCTGACATCATTCTCGTGCACTCTCTGCATGATGACGATGAACGCAGCGTTCGCATCGTTGGTACGGGTCGGCATGACCTCGGTGAACCACTGAAGCGCGCTGTTCCGCTTCGCGTCCGACTCTGCCTCGAGAACGTTGTGTGGATCGTCGACGATGATACGGTCTGCACGCTCGCCGGTGCCCAGGCCGTGAACCGACGTCGCGATCTTGTAGCCGCGCCGCGTGTTAGCGAACTTGACCTTCGCGTTCTGGTCCTGATCGAACTCGAATCGGTCGCCCCAGAATGCCTGATA